GCTGCATTTGATAGGCAGCTTGAGGCAAGAGATCGCCGGAGGCGTCGTGGTATTACGGCTGGGCAGGCTGTGCAAGCTGCGGGTGCTGTTATTTCAGGCGGTATTTTTGGCGGCCCAGAAGGTTTGCTTGGTGGCCTAGGGGGAGCTATCGGTGGATCTCTAATACCCGGCCTCGGGACGGTTGGCGGCGCTTTTGCGGGCGCGGCAGTTGGCGCGCAAATTGGCATGCTCAGGCAGCAAGCTGGAGCAATTGGGGAATATGTCGCCCAATTAAACCTTGCCAAAACAACACTTGCGCAAGCTGCGTCTAGCCAGGAAGAGTACAACAGGTTGCTTCAGCTTGCGCGATCCGTTAGCTCTGACTATGCAGTTGGATTGCGTCCGTCGATTGAAGGTTTAGCGCAAGTTGCTACTGCCGCTGCTGCCAATAATCTCACTTTCAAGGAAACAGAAGCGATCTACAGGGGGATCATTGCTTCTGGCGTTGCCTTTGGTAAATCGCAGCAGGATCTTGATGCTCTAATTAGGGCAACAACTCAGGTGCTCTCAAAAGGCAAAGTAAGCGCCGAGGAAATGTCGGGTCAAATTGGCGAACGCTTACCGGGGGCTGTAGCCAAATTTGCTGCGTCAACAGGAAGAACGCTACCCGAGCTCTCTAAGGCGTTTGAGCAAGGCGAAGTAACAATTGCAGATTTTGTGAAATTTGCATCCGATCAGTTTGAGGAGTACGACGATGTTGCTCAATTGATCGCAGAAGGGCCGGAGAAAGCTGGCGTGCGTTTGCAGATCGCGCTTGATACTGCTGCAGAAAATTTTGGCGGCTTTTTCCAGCGCACCGGATCTGGATTGCAAGATTTCCTTGCAAACATGATCAATTGGGTTAACGCGAATAGTGCGCAAATTAAAAAATATGTTACAGATTGGGTGAATGCCGGCGCCGCAATATTCAAAGTTCTTTCGCAAATTGCTGGTGCATTTGGGCGCACTATGCAGCGCTTTTATCAATTAATGCAGGCCAATCCTGGCGTTGCACTAGGCAATGCAATAAGGCGTGGAATTTTTGGCGCCATGGGCGCAGGGCAGCCGCAATTTACACCGGAACAGCTTTTCCCTGAATTTGTTCCGCCTAAATTCGGTGGCGGCACTGGGGTTGACTTGTCTGGTGCCGGTGCAGACAGCGGTGACAGTAGAAAAGCAGCACGTGAAGCAGAGAAAGCGGCACGTGAAGCGCAGCGTGCCTATGAAGAAAACCTGCGCAATGCAATGCGCCTGCAGGACGTTGGCCTGCGTACGCTTCAGCTTGAAGAGCTGACGACGCTTGAAAGGCAGCGTCAAGAACTGGTTCGTCGCGATGCCGACAGGATTGAGTTTGCAATTCTTGATCTAAAGCAAAAACAATTTGGGATTGACATCAAGCAAACGCATCTAAATGAGACGAGAGAGCGCTTGGAGGATCTGCGTGTTCAGGGCTTGAAGCAGGGGCTTGATGTGTCTAAGACCGCAGAGGAAATATCTAGAAATCAGATTGAATATAAAGAGCTTCAACTGGAAGCGGAAAAGACGATCACAGAAGAGCTTCAGTTGCAGCTCCAAATTCTTGAGTCAATGGGTCTGACCTCGCAGATGCGCCAAGCTGGCCGTCGAGCTGGTCTTGGCGTATTTGAATTCGGCCAAGCTGGAGGCGGTGGCTTTGGCGGAGAGCAGTTGTACCAGCCTCAGGAATTCATGACGCCAGCGGCGCAGCGATTCCAAGAGATGCGAGAGCAGCTTAAAGAGATGATTTCGCTTGAGAATCAAGTATATGCTGGTGCCATGCAAATAGGTGAAGCATTCTCCAGTGCTTTCACTGAAACAATTACTGGTTCCAAATCTGCCAAACAAGCACTTGCCGACTTGATGGCATCAATTGGTAAGCATTTCTTAGATATGGCACAGCAAATTATCACGCAGCAAATTTCAATGATTCTTTATGGAACTGTCATGAGGGCGCTTGGCCTTCTTGGTGGCAGTACGGCGCCAAATTACAGCAGTATTTTTAGCACTGGCCAAGCTGGTTTCAATCCTTCAGTGTTTACAGGTCCAAGCCTGCTGAACGCCAAAGGAAATGTTTACGCAGCCAATGGCATTCAGCCCTTCGCTATGGGCGGCATCGTCACCAAGCCGACCTTCTTCAAATACGCAGATGGCGGCACCTTTAACAATGGCGTCATGGGCGAAGCTGGCCCTGAGGCGATCATGCCGCTCAAGCGTGGCGCTGACGGCAAGCTTGGTGTTGCCGCTCGCCTGGATGGTGCAATGAAGCGTTACCGTTCAACCCCCGGCAGTGCAGCCGCTGCAGCAGAAGGTGACGCTGCATCGCTGGCAGCAGCAGGTGCGGCCACAATGGAACCAATCGACGTGCGTTACAGCGTGGAGCGCATCAACAACGTGGATTACGTCACCGCTGATCAGTTCCAGGCTGGTATGGCACAGGCCGCACAGCAGGGGGCCATCCAAGGTGAACGCCGCGCCATGCGCACATTGACCAATAGCTCCGCTGCACGCGGGAGGCTCCGGATCTGATGGAATTCAATTACGGCCATCTATTTGAAGTCGGTCCTGCCGGGCAAGAGACGGAGTTCACTTTTCAGAATTTTAGAATCGGCGATCAAATCAACTACAGCAGCAAAGGCTATCGCTATTTGCCGTTTGGCTTTGGCGGAGCAGTTGCCTCTTTAAAAGGCGATAATTTAGATGCAACAATTCAACTAGCCAATACCGATATTACCCGTAATTGGGCAACACAAGCCCTAGAAAATTTGTGGGTAGGCAAAGTTACAACAGTTCTCTGGTCAGAAGCAAACATTGCCAGAGTTTTGTACTCCTACTGGGGCGTGTGCTCCACTGGCGGATGGGATGAAACCAACATCCAGATTGCACTGAACAGTGTGCTGGACGCAGTTGATTCCAACATCCCGGCCCGCAAGATTACACGCCGTTCTGTCGGCAACATTCCATTTACCAGCGCTGTTCGTGTGTAGCCATCTAATCGGACGTGCCTACGAATACGGCAAAGACGACTGCATCCACCTCGTGGTGGAAGTGCTGCAAAACCTCGGCAAAGACCCTCCTGCAGTCAGCGCCCACTGGTACGGGCTAACTCCCCGCCAACTCATCACTGAGATCAGGGCATACTGTGTACCCATAGGCTGCCCCGAGTACGATGGGGACATCGTATTGCTTGCGGCGACGCCACCAACATTTGGAGTCCTATGGCAGCGTGGCATCCTATTCATCAACCCGTTGACCTTGACCGTCGACTGGAAGCCGCCGGCAAGCCTTACGATCCGCCGCTCCTACCGTATGAAATCGCGCTGATCGAAGCGCTGGGCTGCAGCGAGGAAGAATACAAAACTTTTGTTCGTTACGCCGCGCAGCAGGCATACATCCGCCCTGCTGAATACGAACACATCCCAGAAATCTACGCAATCTTTGATCCTGTATCTGGTTCTATAGCCGCTGTATCAGCAATTAGCGCAGCGTCGGCAGCCAAAAGCGCAACAACAATTATTCTCACGAACCTGGCAATCGGCATTGCACTAACAGCCGCCAGCCTTCTGCTGGCACCAAAGCCGCCCGCAATATCCGACAGGCGCATCAAGCAGCGTGAACTGAAAGATCAAATCGGACCTACACGATTCAATCAAACCTCATCATTCGACAACATTGCATCACTTGCCGAATACGGGCAAGCGATCCCTATTCCGTTTGGCAGGTATGACTCCGCCACCGGCACAGGCGGTTTAACACTGGCACCAGCGCTGGTCTGGAGCCGCGTGTACTCCTACGGCACCTACCGCGCATTTGAAGGCATCTACGTCGTCGGCCAATACGGACTGGCGCAACCGCCTGAAATTGCTGGCGTTCGCCTTGGAACGTTTGCTCTTAACAACATCAATACCGATGAATACGCCCTGTTCTGGTCATCTAAGACAGGATCGAACAGCCCGAACCCCATCTCAAACACCGTTTTAATTGGTGGTTCGCAGGCGCTACGTCACCAAGGCACTTCAGGCAGGCCAAATCCTTTTACAGCACCAAGCATTGATTCCGATGTAGACGACGCTTCGTCCATGGCGTATTCGCCTCAGTCGCAGGTGCAATTTGGTACCGCCACACCAATCGCAAACGGCACTGCGTACCGGTACAACTGGGAGATCATTAGCGCTCCAAGCATCAGTTTCGATGGTGAAGGCGGTGATGATGCAAAGAAAGAGACTCGTGCTCGCCGCAAAAAGATTGCCGGCAGCCAAGCCGATCAAGTAGGCGGCGAGCCCACCGGCAGATCCGGACAACCCGGAATCGGTCGAGCCTATTCGCGCACGATGGGCCTGACCCACCACGTCACCACCAGCGCGTTTAACAATTACAACAACAAAACAATCGTCAACGTAAACAAAGGAGACACCCTAAAGTTCACAATTTTCAGGCAAAATTGGGAAAGCTTGAACGACGATTTCACTTACGACGGCTACAAAACTCAAGTCAACGTTAAAGATCTACGCGATACTGCACGAGAATGGCGCGAGCAAGCCTCCGACATGCTGAGTGTCGGCAGCGAATGGCTGATTGGAGCAACTGTTTGGCGCGTCACTAAAAACGCAGGCATCGACAACGTTGTCAGCCGCCTAGTGATCGACCTGGAATGCGTAGAAATTCTTGGTGACAATCGAGTCGGTATTGCAGGTGAAAGAGCTGTCGGCGACGCCTTGGTTGGATACGAAGGTCAGCAGTTTGATGAAACAGTCCACTGTGACATCAACCACTGGCCGTTGTGCCGTTACTTCTCGTTCACTATCCGCCCTGTCCGTCGAGATGCATGCGTCATTGAGTTCGGCATCCGCTCGCAAGTCTGGAACCGCGCAGACGGTTTGTGTAACTTCAGCGTTATCCCAACACCAGCAAAACTTGACCGCTTGGATCGCAAAGACGTCACGCTGACGACACCGCGCCAATCCCGCTATTTCAAGCGTGCAAGTTTCTTCCAGATCGCAGTGCGCCCCGTACCTACTGGCACGCAGACGCCAGATTGGTCTGTACTGCCCCAGTTATTTTGCGTCGTTGGCAGAGCACCTGTAGACCTCCACAACTACATCCGAATCAAGGCTTCCGATTCTTCGTACTACGAGTACAAATTTATCCCCAAAACTGGCGCTGATATTTATAACAACTACGCCAACGACAGAGCCTGGCGCCTTAAAGCAGACGAGCAGCAAATCATTGGCTGGAAACCACTGGAGACCAAATACGGCATATTTTTTGTACAAACAAACGGATTAGAGCTGAGCGTAGCGGATCTACTTAATTCGCCTCAGATGCTCACGGATAAAAGCGATGTCGGCAACGCACCCAACGTATTG